CATCGACGAACTCAATAAGTTGGCTCCGGCCGTCCTTCCTACTTTGGATTTGCCGCCCGTACAGGAATAGATTTCACTAATCGTGTGGCAGAATAAGGGGTAGCCGAACAGTCAGGAGTTGCCGTGGCACAAGTATTTTTCAACGCTGGTTTGACAGTCATGCTGAACCAAATCATCGCGCCCGCCCCGACGGCCTACAACCCCAACCTCTACGTCGGCCTTTTCACCAACATGACCGCCTCGACGATTATGTCGGGTACCGCTACATTTGGCTCAACAGCCAGTTCATCGTATGTGGTCGAGCAGTCTGGCTCTGGCTACACTCGCCAGAACGTGACTTTTGGAGCGCCCGCAACGGCGTCAACGAGCAAGTTTTCCACCACTCTTGGCGCTACCGCCAACTCTGGTTCGTGGGTTATCACGGTGGCCTCTACTTCCAACATGGCCGTTGGTATGAACATCACTGTCGGCACGGAAGCCGTCAAGGTCATCACTGGTTTCCCCGCGGCTGGTCAGGTCACTCTTTCGTCGTCCATCTCCTCAACGCAGGCCCTCAATGCGTCGGTCACTGGTGGTGATGCCGTCAACGGTGTCAAGTCGCTAGGAGCGAGCGTGACGTTCACCTCAACTGGCGCGTGGACTGCGAGCAACGGTTTCTTTGTCGCCACTGGCTCAACCGCTGGTGCCGGAACGCTTCTCTACGCGGCCAACTTTGCCGACGCTAGTTCACCGGCCCCCAACCCGAACGACACGCTCACCGTCACCCCCACGTGGCTTCTTAGCAACTAAGGCTGGTAAGGGCTATGCCCGTAAATCGCCAGCAATACGGTCTGTTTCAGTCGCTCTACAATGGCGGCGGGAACACCACTTTCATGGGCCTGTACGACGGCACGGCCACCTCGGTCGCCTACGTCCTTATTGGTATTGCCGCGATGAACGAAGTGTCGCAAGGGGTAGATTTCCAAACCTTGTTGCGCCCAACGGCAACTAGTGAAATCTTTGCGAGCGTGGGACGGCGCATCGTGGCGCAAAGCCGCAACGGCACGGGTGCTGAAACATCATCCGCAACATCGGGTCAAAACAGTGCGTATCCAAAGTCAAGCGCAACGGCCGAGACGCAAGTGAACCGTGGGATACGGTCGATGGTGATTTCACGCGCTAACGCCTCGGCCGAAGTTCTTTCCGCCAGAGCAGTGTCATCGAACGGCTTTGTGAAGTTTGGAGCAGTTGCTGAAATCCTCGTGGCCTCCGCCGTGCGCTCGCTTGGCACCAAAGTCGTGGCTGACGCCGTACAGAACTTTGCCACGGTCGGGAAAAGTGCGCTCTCTGCGAACAGATGGGCATCTGCGCCGATGTCGAGCGCCGTCTCATCGACGCGCTCTATTGGTTCCAACCGATTTGGCTCGGCCTCTCAAACCGAAAAGGTTTCAGCAACCCAGTTCCGTTCCCAGTACCGCAATAATGCCGTTGCCCTCTTAGAAGCATCGACAGCAGTCCGGCGAACGGGTGTCTCGCGTTTTGGATACGCGCTGGGAACCAGTGTTGGCCGCGCAGTCCGGTCATCGCAACGCACGATTTCGGCGTCCGGTGCCATGTCCCAAGCCGCGACTTCGGTCTCCCAACGAGGTGCGTTGCGCTTTGGGGCCGCGGGGCAGACGTTCGCCACCTCCGCCTTTGCTTTTGTTGTTCAGCAACTTATCCTCGGCGTTTTTGTCACGTACACCGAAGGCCCTAAACAGGAAGCATTTGCCGATTATTCCACCTCGGCGTCACGTACCGACGCCACGCTAGACACGTTTATCACCCCCAATACATCCATGACCGTCTCGGATGCTGGGGTAGTCTCTTACACGGAAGGATACTGAAATGGCCGACGACATCACATACCCAACTGCCGCCAGTTCACTTCCTGACGCCTCGTTTCGATGGGTGGACAACGCTGGTAGCCCCATAGATTTCAGCAGTGGGTGGTCTTTCTCGATGAAAATCGGCCAACCTCCCAATAGCGCACAAATCACAAAGACGGCTGGCATCGTTGGAAGCACTGGCGCCAACAACTCGGCCAACCTCAACGTGTCGTGGAGTGTCAACGAACTGGCCACCTTGACCCCCGGCCGCTGGTACTTCCAAATCACGGCAACGTATGGACCGTCTGGTGGAAAACAACGCATCTTGACCGGCTCAATGCGTATCGAGAACTCAACACTGGCATAGGAGAGACATCATGTCATGGACGTGTTCAGCAGACCCATCATCCTCATCAAAAGACGCCGTTCGCTGGCTGGTCGGCGACACCAACCCCGATAGCCAACTGGTACAAGACGAGGAAATCAACTGGAACCTCTCGCAATACAGTGGTGAAATCTACCGAGCCGCGAGCGACACAGCCCTCAACATCGCCGCCTTTTACGCTGGCGAAGCGCAGTCAACGAGCAAAAGCGTTGGTGGTCTATCTATCAGCAAGTCATTTGGAGACAAGGCGCAACGCTATCGCGAACTCTCTAAGAGCCTTCTGCTGAAATCTCGTCGCGTCAACCCGCCTTTCCCAAGCGCCGACCCCCACGCTCTCGGCGCGGAGTTCTATGTTGGGCAGTTCGACCGCTACCGTGCTATCCCGAACTACTGGCCGACCGAAAGCACGATGGGTGTTTCCACCACGTACGGAACCGGCTACGAACCGGGTGAGGGTGGCGAAACCTACGACGGACAAGAACCTTACGACATCGTTTAGGTGAAAAATGCCCATTGACCCCGACCTTTACGAACTGTTTGGGCAGACCATTATCTGCGAGAACCCCGCACCGATTACGTCGTATGTTTCACCAACTACGTCTGGCATCCCACCCGTGACGACGGTCGCTCCAGTTTTGGACATCTACGGCCGCCACGCGAACCCGTTGCCCAGTGGAGCGACGAACACCTCGGCCGCCGTGTGGGGCGAACCCGTGACCTACAAATGCCGTTTGGAATACTCCGAGCAAGTCATCGTTGATGCCCAAGGCAGGGAGCGTGTGAGTAAGGGCCGCGCCTATTTGATGGGCGTTTTCCCAGAAATCACCACAGAAAGTCGCGTCACTGTGGATGATGTCCAGCCCGCTCTGCGCCACCCCGTCCTGATAAATGTCACCACCGACAACGACCAGTACGGGCCACAAAACACGACCCTCCACTTTGAGTAGTGAAAAATGGACATCATCGTTCAGGTAGATAGCAGTGCGCTAAAGCGCCTACCCGACAAGGCCAACGAAATCCAGCGTGTTCTTGAAACGACTATCAGCGAAGTCATCCAAAAAGTCTTTGCGGAGAGCCAAGTCCTCGTTCCTGTGGACACTGGAGCGCTGAAAGCATCTGGGCGTATCGTTCGCGAAACCGACCGGCGAGGGAAGGCGACATCTCAATACGTCACATACGGCAACGACAACGTGACGTATGCCGTACAGGTCCACGAGGACATGGGCGTACGCCACACTGCCCCCACTCGCGCCAAGTACCTAGAAGTTCCACTCATGTCCAACGCACCTTTGCTGAAAGAACTGCTAACCCAGCGCATCGCACTAATCTTGTCGGCATGACAACCCTCCTCGACGCCGTTGGGACGTGGCTCCCCACCCAGACGATTTCACTACCCGACAACCAGAAACTCATAGCGGGAGCGAACTTCTTTTTAGGCCGCCTGCCCGCCGAAGCCCCTGACGCCTGCGTCGTCCTCCAGCAGTACGAGGGTCAGGCCCCGACGTTCACCATGGGCAACGCCGTCTCGGCCCTAGAGCATCCCCGTCTCCAACTCGCCGTACGAGGCGTTCGCGAGGACTACCCCGGTGCCTACGCGTGGACGCTCGTCCTCCGCAACATCATGGGAAGCATCACCAGTCAGACCACTCTGTCGAACCTTGTCATCCTTCGCCTAGAGCCAACTGGTGTTCCAAACCCCATCGGGTACGACCAAGTGGACCGTCCTCGTTTCACTGTGAACTTCCAAGCGCACATCCAGCCCGAAGCATGAGCCAACTAGAACTCGTCACCGAGAGCATCCGTGCGGCACTGGCCGCGAGCGAGGCATCGAGCAACGCCCTACGTGCCGTCCTGCGGCTCCTAGGCGAGGAAGCATCACCAGCCCCCGTCGAGACCGTCGAAGCCCCAGAGAGCGTCGATGAGGCGTCCTGCGGCCACGCCAACGCGGTGAAGGCGGCCACTGGTGCGGGTGAGTTCCTCATCTGTGAGTGTGGCTGGCAACAAAGTATTTCTTGAAATGTGTCTGACTGTCACTAAACACTGGTACTCTTTATGTACTCGACTAGGGAGGCATTTTGAGTAAGCGCAACACCGGGGTAATCACCCCGCACTACACACCGGCCTACGTGTCGGTCGTGGAGTGGAACGGCATCAACGTGAACGACGCAGTTCTCGTAAAGAACGAGCGTGGCACGTACGTATTCAAGGAAGCACACGTCAAGGATGGCGAGGTCATCGCCGTCGGAGTTATTGGCGGACCAAGCGGTCGAAGCCAGTTCCGCTACTTCACCCCGGACCGTGTGTCGAAGGTGAAGGAGAAGCGTCGTCGTAAGCCAAAGTTCGCTGGCGACGAAATCGCAGACGACGAGGCCGTCGAGGAGTAGTCCTCGGCGGTCTTGCCGCATCTCGGCAAAATCACACGCGCTGTGTGGCCCTGTGCGGGCACGAAACACCTCGGCCCATACCTCTGTACCCCCGTTTAGGAACCACTTTCCTCGTATTTCGATGATACGCTTTAGCGCGTAGGCATCTCACTTTTGGAAAGGCGTTATGGCAAAGGCTAAGGCTCAACAGGCTTACCAAGTCACAGTCAAGTCCCCGTTGTGGTGGGACAGCAACGTCGCGTACCCCGGCGATGTCGTGACGCACCTATCAGTCGAAGCGGCCGCTCCGCTTGTTGCTGATGGGTACCTCGTGGCCGTCGAAGCGGCGGTCGAGGCCGACCAGCCAGAAGTCGTCGAGGAGGCCCCTGTCGAGGAGACCCCCGCTGAAAGCGACGAGAACTAATGCCCTTTCCTTCGTTCCTTCACGGTAAGAACACGCGTGTGCTGTTTGCCCAGCCCGGCGTCGCCTCGTACGACATCTCGCAGTTTTTCAACGACGTATCGGTTGGCTTCTCGGCCGACGCGCCAGAGACCACGACGTTCAGCAACGGTGGCGTTCGCACCCACATCCTCGGCATCCGAGACGGGAACATTTCACTAAGTGGCTTCTACGACGGCACCACGTCGGGCGTTGAC